ATTGTTGTTCTCCTGTAGCTTCCTCGCGGGTTAGTGTGATCATTTCAATCCTTTCCAAAGCCGCTAACGTAAGGAATACCTAACGCCTCGTCCCGTTCGTGCAATGCTTGTCGGTACTCATCAAGCAATGCACAAGCATCGTTAAACGTGCCTATAGGATCAAGCAAAGCGCACTCCAGCATTACCGCAAGTCTGTGAGCAAAGCGGTCACCTACATCATCCTCGCTGGTTAGTGTGATGGTCATGCCACCCTCCCTTGCAGCTTATTCACCAGACGCCGGATGTCGCCAGCCGTCGTCATGCCGCGTGATCTGTAGATGCTGTGCGTATTGCGCTGCAAACAGCACTGGCACACCCACCTAGCGGTGCTTCTGAGTCTGCGGAACTCCCCGCCTTCCTCTTCCCTGCTGACCTGGCAGCTTGTACAAAACCTCATAGCTTATGCCCCCTTGCGCGAATAGCTGAAGCCAGCACAGAGCCCTGGTCATCCCACGCTCCGCAGTATTGCTCAACCATCTTGGCGCAAGCCTCGCGCTCTGACTCTATTGTTTCCTGCTCCGCATAAAGCGGCTGCCAGGCTGGTCTATCCTGGTGCCGGGTGCTGGGCTGATCGGCGTAGCTCCACCGATTATTCTGAAATATCCTCCACACCGCCGGCTTCATATCAGACCCTTGATTAACTTAATATCCCATCCGGTCAGATCATGGACGCGCAAAATGTACTCAGAGCTCGGCACCAAGTGTCCGTTTCTGATCTTTGATATTGCTGAATAATTAACACCGAGGAACCTGGCCAAATCAGCGTCAGTCTGTAACTTGTACTCACGCATAACGGTGTCTAGCAGCTTGTGTTCTTTGTTTGGAACTTTCATTTTTTGTATCTCCTAATCATTTCACTACGCAGCTTTGTTCTCTCCGCTGAACCGCGCTGCTGCTCGACGCCGTTCAGATAATCCAATTTAGTAATGCGTGGCTTCCTGGCCTTGTCTGGCAGCTTCATGGCCCAGCGCACCTCGCACTCATGCCGCCACTCTTCTGAGTAGCTGCAGACTGTCTGGCCATTTAAGATGACCGGCTCGGTGTACGGGTGCATGCGGCCACAGAGAGCACAGGGCGCGTCAGCCATGAAAGCGCCCGTGATAACGCCGGGTCGCCTTAACCGCAGAGATCCAGCCTAACCCGCTGGTCTTCCACATCCAAAAGCAGCGCAACAATCGCTTAGTCTTGGCCATCAGAGCTTCCTTTTACGCAGTGCCTGGCACACCTCACGCTCCTTGGCGGTGATGTCAGGGTGAAAACTATCCATCTGGCAAATGCGATGCCACTGGGACTGGCTTTGCTTGTGCGGCATGATGAAGAAAACGAAAGCTAGGCCGGCCACAATGCCGCCAGCCCACACACCCGCGACGATATGCTCGCCGGTAGTCATTTGATCCTCCGCATCGCCTTAGCCTGCTCCAGCGCCTGCTCTCGCCTGATGCGGCGAAACCTCTTGGCTAGATCCGTGTCGCTGGCAGGTATGTACTTCCAGTCATCATTCCAAACGCACGCCGTCGGATCCTTCTCCTTTCGCTTGCGCTTGGCCGCTTCCTGTTGCTGCGGCAGTGCTAGTTTCAGTTTCTGCATCGATCACTCCCTCAAGTTGATCCCGCATCATCGGGATAAAGTTGTCAAGCAGAAGGCAAACCCGCCAGGGCTGCCCACTGCGCCTGTAAATCAATACTGGAACCTCTCCAGGCTCGGCGCAAGCCTCAACCTGGGTACTCCACTTGTCGATTTGCAAGGTTTCCTGGCGCTTAACCTCGACCCTAAAGTGCTGGATCGTGATGTCGTCAGCGCCATCACGCGACTGGCTGAGATTGCGCTTGACCACAAAACCCAGGTTGTCGGTCAATATCTTGGCCACCTCGCGCTCACCTGCAGCGCCCTTGTTGCGAGCTCCGCGACCGTTCATCCGGCACCCAGCAGCTTATTGAGCCGGTTCTCTGTCGAGCTGTACCGAGGTTTCAGCGACTCAATCACCAGCTCCTCAATGATGCTGGTGCGCGACCTGCGCTGATCCCTGGCAGCCGCATCCAGCAGATCCTTTGTCTCAACCCGAAAGCGCACAAGCAGCTGCTTGTATTCTTGTTCCATGACACCCCCTTAAAATATATCTGAAAGATAGCACAGCTTTTTCCTGTGTTGGTAGTGGTAAAAATACCACAGAGAAATATTGGCTTGGGCTGTTGACATATCGCCGTGATATATGCGAGGATCTGTCTACGGTCAATCAAGACCGCACCGCCACCGAGATACAGGAGCGTAAAATGTCCAAATATGTAGCTTACTTTCGCGTATCAACAGACCGCCAAGGCGCATCAGGTCTTGGCCTCGAAGCCCAGCACGCAGCCGTTGTGCAGTACACCGACGGCATCATCCACTCGTTTACCGAGATCGAATCAGGCAAGCACAATGACCGGCCACAGCTGGCCGCTGCCATCGCTATGTGCAAAGCCACAGGCGCAGCTCTGCTGATTGCCAAGATCGACCGGCTCTCACGCCAGGCTGCATTCCTGCTGACACTGCGCGACTCTGGTGTCCAGATCCTGGCCGCCGACATGCCGCATGCCGGCACGCTAGAGTTTGGCATCCGCGCTGTCGTCGCACAGCATGAGCGTGAAGAGATCAGCCGCCGTACTAAGGCAGCTCTGCAGGCAGCCAAGGCACGCGGCGTCAAGCTCGGCAGCCCTGACCCATCTGCCGGGTCGGCTGCCGGCATCGCCAGCATCCAGGCAAACGCAGATCAGTTTGCCCTGCGTGTCCAGCCTATCATCGCCGACATTGTGGCCAAAACCGGGTCGAAAAGCCTGCGCTCAATCGCAGCTGCACTGACAGCTCGCGGCGTGCAGACACCTCGCGGCGGCATCAAGTGGGGTGCCAGCCAAGTAGCTAACTTAATGCAAAGGAGCGCAGCATGAGCGACGACTTTTTCCTGGGGGCCATCACGGCCATGATCATCATGGTCGTCATCTTGTTCATTGGGGGTGTCATATGATGACCGGTCAGATGCTGCGTGACGCGCAGCTGGCGTTCTTTGAAATGCGAGACTGCGACTTCCTGGAGCACTGCCGCACTATCGCTGCCGACATAGCCAAGCAGCATGGCCAGGTGTCAATCAACGAAGTGCGCAAGGCCATCAACATGCCCGAGGGCGTGCATCCATCAGTGCTCGGCGCTGTTTTTAAATCAAAAAAATTTATAGCTATCGGTTACACCGAGGCTACCCACAAGGCCGCACATGCCAGGGTCGTGCGCGTCTATAAACTCAAGGAGGAAACATGTCAGGAAAATTAACCCCCAACACAATGATGTCAGCCAGCCGGCTGCCCGCGCTGCTTGGGCTCTCAAAGTATCAGACCCCAAATGATGAGCTCCAGGCGACCATCAATGCCATCGCCGGCAAAGAGACAGACTTTGCGCAGAATGAATCGATGGCCTGGGGCGACCGGCTCGAAGAAATTATCCTGCAAGAGACTGCCAAGCGCTTGCGGCTTGCGGATCTAAAGACTGAGTTTAATAAAGCGTTCTACCACGAAACATTGCCGCTGGCCTGCAGCCTGGATGGCTGCGCCGATGGCGCTGGCCAGATAGTGAGCACCGATCCCGACGCTGGTATCTTTGTTGTCGGCAAAGAAAGCATCGAGCTGGCGGGCGTGGGCGTGCTGGAGGCCAAGCTCACAGCCGTGTCGCCAGAGGATATGCCAGCGCTGTACCGTGGGCCAGTCCAGCTGCAGGCACAGATGGACATCATGCAGGCCAAGTGGGGATGCGTGGCCGTGCTTTACCAGGGAACCACGTTGCGGATCTTCCTGTTCGAGCCGCACGCACAGACGCTGGCCACCATCAAGGCCGCCGTGCTTGAGTTTCAGTCTAAGCTCGAAAAATTTAAATTAACCGGCGAGATAGATTTCTACACCCCGGCCAGCAGCAAAGACGCCGACCGCATGTTCCCAGCAGCTGACGACAGCCGCACCGCACACCTGCCAGTCAAAGCAAACCAGCTGGTTGATCAGATCCTGGCGGCCACGGCGAGCATCAAGGAATCAGAAGTCAGGCGAGCCGAGGCAGAGACTGAGCTCAAAGCAATGATGGGCGACGCAGGCAAAGCGAGGGTTGGTGCCTACGAAGTGCGCTGGCCGATGCGTTACTACAAGGCAGCTCCCCAGCGCGTCGTGCCGGCCAAAGATGCCTACGCTATCCGGCAATCGACGCTTTCAATCAAGGAGCTTTGATGGACAACCGAGAGCTGACAGACATTGAGCAAGCGCACGCTGCAGCCTGCGTCGCTCTGCTTAATGCGGTGCCGACCATGACAGAAGAGCAAGCAAACGAAGTGGTGGACAGCCTGTCTGTCTTGCTGCTGCAGACATTAAATACTTATGTGCCAGGAGATGATGATGCAATTGACTACAACTAAGGGATTCGCTCCCGCCACTATGGGCGAAGCGATGGAGTTTTCTAAGATGCTGTCCGAGTCCAGCATGGTGCCACGCGCCTACCAGGGCAAGCCGCAGGACATTATGGTCTGCGTACAATGGGGTTATGAGCTTGGCCTGGCGCCCATGCAGGCGCTCCAGAACATCGCCGTGATCAATGGCAAGCCCAGCGTGTACGGTGACGCTATGGCCGCCCTGGTGCAGGCCAGTCCGGTCTGCGAGGGTATCGATGAGCACATCGAAGGCGACGGCACCACCAACCCGGTGGCCATCTGCGTTGCCAAGCGCAAGGGCAGGAACCCGGTGATCGCTAAGTTCAGCGTCGAGGATGCCAAGCGTGCTGGCCTGTGGGGTAAGCAAGGCCCGTGGACTCAGTACCCAAAGCGCATGCTGCAGATGCGAGCTCGCGGCTTTGCCCTGCGCGATGCTTTCCCTGATGTACTGAAGGGATTGATCTCCGCAGAGGAAGCAGAGGATTACCCAACAGAAAGCAATGGCAAGTCAATTAAAGACATCACGCCGATGCCGGCTAATCCATTGGATCTGATAGCACCACCAGCAGAGCCGGAGCCAATTGAGATTCAAGAGATAGTTGACGGCGTGGTTGAGATCATGAATCAAACGCCAGTTGAAGATCTAATAGCATCTGGGAAGGCATTCTTTGATGCTGTGATGGCGGCGCAGGATACTGATGAATTGCAGAACGCACCTGCTGAATCTGCAGAACCTGCTGCAGAACCTGCCGGCATACCCTTGCTGGTGCCAAAGGATGACGGCACGACGGCCATCCACTGCACCATGCCTGATCTGGAATCCTGGGCAAACACATACGAGGACATCGCAGACAAGACAGCCAGGGCAGGTAAGCGCCCGCCGCGTGAGCGAATGTCAGTGCTGAAGAAGCTCCGCGATCTTAACCAGGAGACATTAAATCAAATGGAGCAGGTCAAGAAACTTAGGCACTCTGCTTCTTACGCAAAGCGAAACGCAGCGCTGGGGGCCGCTATGGAAAAAACCCCCGAGGGTTAGTCGGGGGAACCGGCCAGGGCTCTCAGTGCGAAGGAGGTCACATACCCTGGCCAGAGCTGCTAATGTCTTATTGCTTCGTACTGGGCGCGGCACTGCTTGAGG